GGGGCGGCATGAGGCCTCCAGGGGCGCAGCGAGGAAGAGGAGCGGTACGGTGACGGGCGTGAATAGCGCCAAGACGGGTGATCACCCGAAGGGCAACTTCTGGTTTGCCGGCCGCCTCGGTGAGGAGGATCCGGGCTATGACCCGCGCTGGCCGTGGGCCGTGTTCATCCAGTTGCCCGGCATGACCGACCGGCTGAGCGCGCTGTTTCCCGAGCAGGGGGCGGCCGAGGCGTACATCCGGTTCGACATCATCGGAGCGGGAGCCGACTACCAGGACCGCAAGGTGCTGGCCGGGGAGGTCGTCGCCGGCGCGCGGGAGATCGGCGCTAGCTGTATGCCGACTGAACGAAGTTGCCGAGGCTGACCTGCGCGACTCCCGTGCTCGCCGAGTCGGTGACGTTCGCGATCCCCGCCAGCTTGTACTCAGCGGTAACGTATTGGTCGGCCAGGCTGACCGCGCCCTGCGTCCACCCGCTCAGGCTCAGCGTGACCGCGATTGAGGACCCGCCCTGGAGTACCGGCTGGGTCAGCGTCCACACGGCAGGTTCCTGGATCGCCTCGCGGTAGAGGTTCAGGTCGGCCGCCGTGTCGAAGAGCGCCTTGTAGCTCCCAGAGGCCCGCATCGGGCCGGGGAAGATGCCGAGCGGTGCCTGATACCCGTTGCAGCACGAGTTGATCTGCAGCTTCCGGTCCAGAGCCAGGTCCAGCGACACGCCCCGTGTGCTCGACCCGCCTGCCGTGGCGATCCCCCACGACCACCCGGCGAACGGCTGGGCCTGGCTTTCGTTCTCCGCGAACGTGGCCACGGCCTGCGGCGGGAAGCCGTTCCAGTCGGCTAGGAGCTTCGCGTACCCGCCCGCTGTGACCTGCAGCCGGGCCTTGCCGAGGATGCAGCCGGGCCAGCCGAGCACGTCGACCCCGTCATCGGTGGTGAGGCTGTAGCTGGGCCACACGGTGGCGGGGGTCCAGTCCTGCTGGAACAGGTGAGTGGCCTGAGACTGAACGCTGTCGCCTGCCAGGTGCTCGTACAGCAGCCCGGAGGCGGGGCTGGTGATGGGCACCAGGTACGGGCCCGATCCGGTCGGGGTGCCGGTCTGTGCGTACTCGGTGCTGCTGCCCGTGCCGAACTGAAGCACGGCATTGGCCGGGGTCGCGGCGGCGAGGTAGACGGCGGTCGCGCCTGGTGCGGCAGGCTGAGCGAAGGTGGTCGCGGTGCCCGGCGTGCACTGGTCCGGGCCGATCATCGCCCGGTACAGCCAGCCGGCCCAGTCCGGATACGCCTGGGTGGCGATCGTCCAGGTGGACCATGCGGGGCCCTGGACGATGTCTACGGTGTCCGTGTCGGTGGCGCGGGCGGTGCGGTCGTAAAGCTGGGTGATGGTGCTCTGGTAGCGGGTGCCGGTGCTGAACGGGATGGTGAACGAGGGAACGACGTAGTCGCTGTCCGTGGTCTCGGCGGCGATGCCGAGCTTGGCCGTTGCCGAGAGGACGGAGTAGGTCACCCGTGCTCCTCGCCGCTACCGTGATGGCATGGACTTCTCGGCGATAAAGATCGTGGTCGACCCTGACCTGGACGCGAATACCGTGCTGCTGCAATCGGGCAGCGAGCAAGGGATCTTGGTCGCCATGGACTTTGCGCGGCTCGCGCAGAATCCGCTTATCGCCGAGGACTGCACGTCGCTTATGGAGTCGGCACCGTTCTTCATCCGCTTCCGCGAGAGCGGCGAGCCGATCAGGTGCGAGTGCTGCGGCACTCCCGTTGTAGCCGTCCCTGAGGCCTCTGTTGACGATCCGCCGCCACGCAGGTGGGTGCGTGCCATCTGGGAGGCAAAGGCTGGGCGAAAGCACACGCTGAGGCGCTGCAACTGGAAGCGCGACCGGGCTGCGAGCGTGACCCGGTGAGCGAACTGCCTTACCGGGTCATCTCGGACGTCTTCTATGCCGCACCGGCTCCGCAGCGCCCGCCAGAGGGCTTCTGTGAGGTCTACTGGGGATCGCACGGCTGTCACGAGCCCAGAGGTCACCCTGCCGACGTACCCCACGCCTGCGATTGCTGCGAATGCGTCAGCCATCCCGACCCGGACCCGGACAATCCCAACTCCGAGCCGAGCTGCGTGGCCAAGCCGCCGTACTACGGGCCAAGCACGCTGTTCTACGGAGAAGACGCTGAGCTGTACGGCCTGCCTGGCGGCGACTCCCGGCCCCGGCCAGCTCACATCCGGCGCGAGACTTGCCGCTACTGCAGCCAGCAGGTCATCCTCGGCAAGCGCGGCTGGCGGCGGGACAGCAACCACCCGTCGGGCTATGACTGCGACGATGCGCCGCGCGGGCGTCACGGCATCACCAGGAAGCGCGGCTAGATGTTCAGCTCGAAGTCGTCCACCGGGTAAGTCATGGCCGCGGTCAGCTCCTTGGCCGCCTTGATCGTCTCCGAGGCGTTCCCGTAGTCCACGCTGATATCTGGCTGGCCTTTGCCGTCGATGGCCGCGCTCAGGAACCGCCCGCCGTGGCTCTTGTCCCCCAGCGGCCCGGTGACGCGTGCCCTCAGCAGCTCGATCGCGTTGTCGAAGTCCTGTGCCGTTTCCGCCGCGATCGAGGATGATCCGGGGCCGATCCGCACCACCGGCCAGTGGAGCTCCAGGCTCATGGGGTACCGGGGCCGTATCCGCTGGTTCGCTACCCGGACCTGCCGGACCTGCCCCCGCTTGACGTAGATGGCCGGCTTGTTCGCCTGCCTCGCCGCGCCCTGGACGTAGGCGTCGATGATCTCCCACGGGCCGCCAGCGGAGGCGGGCAGGAACGGCAGGCTGTCGCCGCTGGAGGTCAGCAGCCAGGCTGTTTCCCGGGCCACGGCTGAATCGGTTCCCACGGGTCACCGCCGCCCCGCCATAATTGCGCCATGACAAATCACCCGCACCGCAAGCGCGACGACGAGCCGTCGATCGAGAGCCCCGAGCCTGGAGATATCCCGCCGCAGGGCTCGGCTGAAGTCCCGATGCACACCGGGAACGGGGTACCGCTAGGGCTGCAGGCGAACGCCGCGAGGCTCATCGGCCGGGCCGTGGCCGAGGCGGTCAGCGAGATGCTCCCGCCGATGCTCGCGCAGGCCCTCGGCTCAGCCACCCCGCAATACCACTGCGCCACCTGCCTCGCGGAGCGGCTCAACTGGGAGATCGCGCACGAGGCCGATCTCAGGGCATCGGTGGATGAGATGCGGATCGCGGGACAGGCGATGCAGCCCGGCGACCCGCGCCTCGCCCAGCTCAACCCGTTCATGTTCCTGCCGCCGCACCTGCTGCCGTCGCAGGACCCGGCGGACCCGCACCCGGAGGCGATCCCCGTCCCGTCTGCGGGGGTCACGATGGCCGGCGGCACCTTGTTCTGCGCCGCCCACATGCCGGGAGTGAACCGGCCCGGCGAGGTGCCTAAGCGCCCGCTGCTGGTGGCCACGACCGCAATGGGCCCGGTCTCCTGATCAGGAGGCGGGGCGAGAGGCGCGGGAAGGTCGCCCGGACCCTCCCCTATGACCCCGGCAGCCCGGACTACGGGCGCGGCGTCGAGTTCGGGCTCCTGTTCGCCAGGGTCCAGGACCACGGCTGTGCCCGGATGGCCGTGCACGCGGACATGGCCGAGATGGTGATGCGGCTGGCGGAGCGCCGCGGCCTCTCGTTCAGCGGCAGTCCTCACGAACACGGCGAGGAGTGCCCGCGGAACACCGGGGACCGGGACTGCAAGGACGGCGAAGACTGGCTGGACGTAACAATCGGGCCAGGTCCGTGAGCGGGATGACTGTGCCGGGCCCGCTCGGCCATAACCTCATCGCGAACATGGGGTACCTGCGTCAGGTGCAGGGGCTGTCCCTGCGCAAGATGTCTGCGGAGCTGGACAGAATCGGCCGGCCCATTCCGCCCCTCGGCCTATCCCGGATCGAGCAGGGTAGGCGGCGCGTCGACGTCGACGGCGCCGCCGCCCTGGCCGAGATCCTCGGCGTGACCCCCGATGTCCTGCTGTCGGCACCAGAAGCCGTCAAGGCGCCACCGGCCCCGGTTCCCGCCGCAGTGCGCGAGACCAGGAACCTCACCGCGCGTGTCGAGCAGATGCTCGCCGTCTCTGGCGACCCTGAAGCCGCCCAGGCGCTCAGCAGGCATCTCGGGCGCGCGCTCAGGCGGGTGCAGATCGAGATCGAGGAACTAATCGAGGAGACCGCGATGGGGCCGGCCTAGCCGCCGTACTTCGCCGCCGGGGAATCACGGCCCCCGTAGTTGGCCAGGATCTTCATCGCCGACCCGTACAGCCGGTCCGGGTCATGCGCGGTGTCCTGCGGGTCCAGCTCGGTGATGACCATCCACGCCGCCATCAGCCGGGACGCCCGCACCAGGTCCGCGGGGATCGCGACCGTGTAACCGCCCGAGTACGTCGTCCGGACCCTGCTGCCGACGGGGATCAGGGAGCCGATCTGGAACCACAGGTGACCCGTGTTGTCCGGGCCGTCAAGGATCTGCGACGGATTGAACGTCTCCGTGCCGGCATAGGACCGGATCACCAGCACCGACACGCCGGAGTACTCCCACAGGTCGGGGTACCGGACGGGGAACTGGGTCAGCCAGCAGTGGCGGACCAGGTCGTTGCCGCCGCCGAGGGCCAGCGCCTCGGACCAGCCGATGGTGCCCTGGATCGGCATCGGCAGCGACGCCCCGGCCGGGTACTCGTCCGGGTCGATGCCGTCCGCTCTCGTCGTCTCGGTGACCGTGAACGGCGCGAGCCGCTTATCCCCGGCCGCCCCCTCGCAGGCCCTGGTCGACTCGCTCATCAGGTCCGACAGGGCTGTGTCGGTGTAACCCGCGACGAGATCGGCGAACGGGGACTCGGTGAAGTTCGTGACGGTGCACAGCGGTACCGGGGTGTCGGCGTCGGCCACGGGCACCTCCCGCACGGCGTGGGATCATGCGGGGATGAGCGAGAACGCCGCACTGAGTGCCGCACTGAGCTGGGCCGCGCAGTCCTGCGCCATACAGGTCGCCGAGTACGTGCGCCGCAGTCAGTCGCTTCTGTTCAACGAGCCGCCCCCGGTGCCGCCGATGCCGTCAGCCTGCTACCGGGCTCAGGCCGGGTTCATAGTGCACGTCCGGCCGGCGTGCAGGTGCAGCCGGTAGCTGGCCAGCGTCGTACGCTGGCTGGTGCTGCGGCGGCGACAAGAGGCGGTTGAGTCCGTCCTTCCGCTGCGGGGCCGTTGGAGGCCCTGGCGGATAGCCGCCGCAGCCTTACTCCGCCGCCGCAGCCTTCGCGGTGACGGCCTGGACGGCCTTCGTCGGGGCCGGGACCTCGGCGTAATCGGCCCCGCGGATGTTCAGCAGGATGTGGCCGAGATCCGCGGGAACCTCGCACAGCGGACTGTCCGCCGGGAAGGGGTAATGATCACCCGCGTGCTCGATCGTGGTGCCGCCGGTTTCTTTCCTCAGCCACACGGGCGGGGTCCTTTCGTCTGGGCGCGGGCAGCGCACGCCCGGCGGCCCGGCCGGAGGGTACCGGGCCGGGCCGTCAGGCGGCGGGTGGTTACGAAGCGACAGCGACCCGGTAAGCGCGGCCGGCGAATTTCGGCGTGCGAACCGCCAAACACATATCACCCATAATGGCGAACGGCATGCTGTCCGGGCTGGCGGTCGTCGGGTACACATCCAGGGGATGTGCCTCGCGCACGAACGGCCGCACGATGTTGCCGGGGTCGCGGGACATCAGGTAGATGTTCTCCTGCCCGGCACCCGGAGGCAGCATCGACGCGTTGGTGCCGTAGTACACGACCGGCAGGATGCCGGGCACGACGGGACCGCTGGACTGCTGCGGCACCAGCGCGGTCCCGGTGTCGACGATCTGGTTGGCGTAGACCGGGGTCACCCCGTCGGACTGCAGCCCGACGGTGCTGTCGACGTAGCCGAGGAGCGTCTCCCCGCCGGCCGCGGTACCCCGCCACACCTTGTACAGCTGGGTGCCGAGGCCGTCCTGCCCGGTCGGCGCGGTGAAGCTGAGGGTGACCGTGGACGTGGACCCGGTGGTGGCCTGCGACACCTCCAGCGAGGGGAGGATCTCGCCCTGCCGGGCGATGACCGCGGACACCTTGTAGTAGTAGGTCGCCGCCGCCAGGGTGCCGCCCGTGGTGGCCGTGGCCGCGGTGACGGTGCCGACCGAGTAGCCGCCCAGCGTCGACAGGAAGCTGGACGGGACCAGCGGGACCCGCTTGTACGTCGCGACGATCAGGCCCGCCGCGATCTCCACGTTGTCGAACCGCTGCTGGGCCTGGAGAAGCTGCGCGATCCGGGCCTCAGCTGACACGCTCATGACGTACATCCAGCTGGCGCCCTGCACCGGCTCGGCCGCGTTGCCGGCCACCATGACCATCAGCTCGTCCAGGGTGGACAGGGTGAGGGACTTCCCGGCGTAGTCGATGACGTTCTGGGAGCCGCCGGCGGAGAACTGGCTGATCTGGGTGTCCAGGCCGTCGAACTGGGGCTGCGCGCCGTTCGCGGTGGAGGCGGAGTTGCCCCAGCCGCAGAACGTCTCGACGTCCCAGTAGTAGCCCTTGATGGCGCCGTTGACTTCAGTGGCCCGCAGGTCGATGAGGTCGGTGGTGACGGCCTGCGCGTAGCCCGTCACGCTGCCCACGGCCTGAATGTGGGTCATGGTGAACTGACCCTGGGTGTAGGTGCTGGTGGACACCGGCCGCGCGCCGCCGTCCGGCACCGCGCCGCCGGATACGACCACGGTGCGGGTGTTGAAGAAGTACGTGGTGCTGTTGGTCTTCTTGGTCGGGATGGCGCGGCACCACGGCGCGAAACGCCGCTGGTACTCCACCAGGGTCGGATCGATGAGCTTGGGCACGAACGGGCTGGCACCAGCCGCGGTCAGCGCCTCTCGGATTTCGGACATGAGGTCTCCTCGGGAATGCAGAGAGCCCCCGCCGTGACGGGGGCTCTCGGAATGGTTAAGGGGAGGCCATTTCTGCCCTTCGAGCACCAGCGAGGCTGGCGGCCGGGTGAAGCGGGTGAGGTAAGAGCGCGGGCTCAGCGCCTGCGCGGGCCGTACGCCGCGGCGGCCGTGTGGGACAGGTCCTCGTTCGTCGCGTTCTCCAGGAGCTTCCCGGCGGTGGGCGAGTCGGCGATCGCCTCCAGGGGGGCGAGGCCCTTGCGCTGGACGCCACCGGCCTCGGCGCGACCCTGGCGCAGCGGGACCATTCGCTCCTCGATCATCTCGGCGACGAGCTGCTCGTCGGTCTTCTCGGTGGCGAGGCCCTCGGCCTGCGCCTTGGCGGCGAACTGCGCCTCCACGAGAGCGGCGAGCCTCGCGCGCCGCTGGTCCTCGGTCTCGGTGGCGGAAGCGCCCGTAGTGGCCGGCGCGCCCTGCCCGAGGGCGGCGGACTCGGTGGCGATACGGGCGGCCTCGGTTGCGGCCTTTGCCGCCTTCTCCCGCTTCGCGGCCTTGCGGGCCTGCCTCGCGGTCTCCTGCTCGGCCAGAGCAGTCGCGACCGCTTCGGCGAGGGTCTTAGGGTCGACAGCCGGCGTGCTTCCTGCCGCCGGGGTGGTGGTCTCCGCAGTCATGGCGGGGTCCTCCGTTTCCGTTGTAGCGGCTGCCGGGGCGGCTGCCGGGTCTGGGTCGGTCATTCCGTCACCGTCCGGCGCGGATTCGCCGGGGGCGTCGTTATCGGGGTCTGAGCCGTCACCGACACCGGGGACATCGACGTCGCCGTCCATGTCCGGGTCGAGGGCGGCCAGGGCCTTGCAGGCCGCGTCAGCGGCGGCGCGGAGGATCACGTCGAGGTCTTCGGGGTCCATGCCCCAGGACGACAGGCAGATGTCCACGGGGCCGTTGGATGCGCGGACGCTCCACGAGCCCGCGCGGGACGTGTCACCGAGATGTTCGGCGAGAGCTTCGGTCAGCTGGACGGGGGCGTCGAACGACCAGCCCGCGGACTCGGCCGCCGTGGTGATGCCGAACTTCTTCGCCGCCGCGCGGATGCGTCCCATGACCCGCTTGAGCTGTGCGGCGGTGTACTTCGCCGCGTTGGACTTCTGCGCCAGGTACGAAAGCGCCGCCTTGACGTGGGCCTTTGTGTCGACGGGATAGCGTTTCTGCTTGTCCGCCTGGTAGCCCGGGTCGGCGTAGACGACGTTGCCGAATGGCTTTGACCCGTCGCCGGGAGCATCGCCGCCCTCGGCCACTGCGGCACAGGTGGAGCACGCGCCGTTCTCCAGGACGTGCGGGGCGCCTGCGAACGGGAGCATGGTCCGTTCGGCCTCAGTCAGCACCAGGGGTGCTGCGGGTGCCGTCTCTTCGCTGATGGTCACGCGCGCCTCCTGGACGCTCTCGGTGATGAAGATGCGCTCAGTGGTCTCCGTGCGGCCCGACCGGTCCGCCCATGCGAACGTGTCGATTTCGGCACCGGTCACGCCGGGGCTCTTCGTCCAGTCGATCCCGTCGATCTCCATGTCGTCAGCGGTCTCGACGGGCTGCCCGTCCGGCCCCTTGACCTTGCGGACGGTGCCGAGCCAGTAGCCCCGGATCGACACGTTCTTCAGGTGCGCGGGCTTGCCGTCCGAGATGTCGGCGAGGTTCGCGATGTCCTCGCCGGCCTTGGTGGCGGTGATGGCGCCGTCGAACCGCAGGCGCCCCTCGTCCAGGCGGGCCCCGGTCAGGGTGGCCGTGATCTCCCGGCTGTCGTCCCCGGCGGCGTGATGCGACAGCATGTTCGCGGGAGCGTTCCCGGTCTTGATGCGCTCGGCGAGCCGGTTCGTAGCCCGCTCGACCATCTCCGGGGTGTACAGGCGCCGGTTCTTCGAGACGCCGGGAACGAGGCCGATGCCGCTAATGGTTGCAATGGCCTTTGCCACGACACCTCCTAGTGTTCCTGCGTCACTTCGGGCATCGTTTCCGGTACGCTTGGGGCATGACCGATGACAAGGCGAGAGAGAACCGCCTGCGCAGGATGGCGGCACGGCAGGGGCTGAAGCTAAGACGCTCTGCGAGGCGCGACCCGCTGGCAGCCGACTACGGTCTCTACTGGCTGAGTGACGCCAAGACAGATCGCGTCAAGAGCCCGAAGGCGGGCATCAGCCTTGATGAGATCGAGCGCTACCTGACGGAGCCCCGGTGAGGCTCGGTTCCGCTGCGGTATGGCGGCGATTCCATGACCAGGTGGAAGCGCAAGGCGGCCGGGTCATTGAAGATCGCTTCCTTGGCAGCGTTGCGCCGCACCGCATCATCTGCGGCCAGGGTCACGCGGTATCCAACTCGCCCAGCAGGGTTCATCAGACCGGGCGGATCTGTGCCGTATGCTCGCGCGCCAGCCGACCCGAACCAACGGCAGCGTGGCGGAGATTCCGCGAAAAGGTAGAGGCTCGCGGCGGCCTCGTAGTTGAGCCGACCTGGCTGGGCCGCCATCAGCGTCATCGCATCATCTGTGCCGTCGGCCACGAGACAGCCGCATACCCTTCGGTCGTCGACCGGCCAGGTCCGGCATGCCGGACCTGTTCCGGAAATGACCCGGCGGAATCCGAGCGCACGTACCTGGCGCATCTCGCCGAAGCGGGAGGCCGGCCGCTAGAGCCGTACAAGGACAACAAGACGCCGGTTCTTGTCCGCTGCGCCCGAGGACACGAAACGAAGCGGCTTCCCTCCAGCATCCGGGACGGCCACGACTGCCTTATCTGCTCGGGATACGACAAGGAAACCGTGTGGCAGACGTTCTGCCGGCAGGTTGCCGAGCGCGGCGGCCGGGTGCTGGAACCGGAGTCACTCGGGTCGAACAAGATGCACCGGATCCTGTGCCCGGAGGGACACGAGACTAAGGCGAGGCCTCAGTGGGTGCAGCGCGGCGGCGGTATCTGCGGCGAGTGCTCCCCGGTCTCTGCCAGCCGGGCTGAACGGAACTTCCGCAGGCTTGTGGCCGAGGCTGGCGGCGTAATCCTTGAGCCTTCGTGGCTCGGTGCCACCACCCGCCACCGTGTTGCCTGCCGGAACGGCCATGAGGCGAACCCCCGGCCGAACGACGTCGACCAGGGGCACGGGATATGCCGCAAGTGCGAGTGCAGGATCTGGGATGTGTTCTACGTGGTGGTGAACGAGATGACCCGGACGGTGAAGTTCGGGATCACGTCCAACGATGCTCGCACACGGCTCAGCCGGCACCGGGCGGACGGGTTCGGCACCGTCGTCACGACAATCGGCGACATGGAGGATGCACCTGATCTTGAGCGCGCCATACTGGGCACGCTTCGCCTGGCGGGACTCACTCCCGTCCGGGGCCGCGAGTACTTCGACCTTGCCGCGCTGCCAGTGATCCTGGATATCGCGGACAACTGGCAGCGGGCAGAGGACGTAGCGGCTTAGCTGTAACCCAGCGTGAACCCCGGGCCGCCGGACACGTTCACGACAGTGATCCCGACCGTTGCAGGCAGGTCGATGACCACCTGGGCGCCGGTCAGCGTGGTACCGCCGGGGATGACGGCCAGGATGTCACCGGACCCGGCGGTGTTGTTATAAATTGTCGCGTTATCGCTGCCGGTACCAGCTGCGGTGATGACCGCGTTGACGAGGCGCCCGGAAGCGGCCTTGACGACTGTGGTCCCGGCGCCTGCGGCGATGGCCTTGGTCAGCTCGGCCTTGACGCTGTTCCCGGCATCGTCGTAGATGGCGTAAGCGCTCTTGGGTGAGTACGGCATGGTTCCGGCCCCTTTCGCGGGCTGAGGTGGTTACGGTGGCCGCTCAGCGGCCGAAAAGGGCGATCTCGGTCCCGGTGAACGTGCCGCCGGAGACGGCCGACCAGTTCACCCGCCCCCAGAAGGGCAGGACCAGGTACGTCCCGGAGCCGTAGCCGTGCAGGCCGCCGGCCAGGATCGTGGTCCCGGCGGCGGTGATGGCCAGGGTCTGCAGGACGTTGGCGTACAGGTTCCCGGCGTCGTCGTAGACGTCGAGGCCCACCTTCATCGTCGGCGAGCTCGTGACGGCGCCCGCGGAGATCATCAGGACCACGTCCTGGATGTCCCGCAGGTCTGCGGACGCCTCGAAGTCGGTCAGGGGCAGGATGTCGCCGCCGCCGTTCCCCGCCCAGCCGCCCGAGTTGCCTGCTGCGCTGATCGTGGTGCCGAGCCCGGAGGCGGCCAGGGACCACAGGAGCCTCGCGCGTGGGTAGAGGTTGGACATGCAGCGCCTCCCCGGTCAGGAACAGCGGCTATTAATACAGGCCGATGAACGGGAGAGACGTGGCGGCCACGTAGCTCGCCGGCGCCAGCGCCGGGAACGAGCTGGTGAGCGTCAGCGACGGCTGGGAGATCCACCGGAACCCGCCCGCGCTCCAGGCCAGGTTCTCGGCATGGACCTGCTGGTTGTCCACGATGTTCGCGCCGGTCGCCGGGTAGTAGGTGTCCGAGGCCAGGCCGCCGAGGAAGGTCGGCGCACCGGTGGCCCAGGTGGCGGCATACCCCAGGTAGTAGTACCCGGCCGGGACCGCGATCGGGCCGGACGCCCAGGCCAGGTCGAGCGGGGTGGTCGCTGCGATCGAGGCGTGCGACTCAGCGGTAGCCGCGACAGCGGCGACCGCCGTGCCTGCGGCAGCCGGGACGAGCGCACCCCAGAACTTGCTGACGGTGCCCCCGTTCAGCGACACGCAGGCAAGGGACATTCCCGTGCTGGACACGGGAGCCGGCAGGTAGACCAGCCCGCCGGCAAAGGCGTTGCTGGCCGGCAGCGACGACGAGCCGGTGGTGACCGAGGCGGCCATCGGGTCCATTGTGGCGGCCAGCCAGCCGGACAGCTGAGCGGAACTGGGCGCGATGAAATACCCGTTCGCTTCCAGCTGGCCGCCGATGTCGACGTTGCCGCCCGTGAATCCGACGGGCAGGCCGCCGGAGGAAAGGCTGCCGGGA